GTGCCACTAGTGCCGCGTGCAGATATATGCAGAAAGGATGGATTGGTTGGTATTCCTGCGATGAGTGTGTATTGTGCATGTGCGATGACATAGGCACCGATCGGTGTGTTGACGTTGGACAGGTTTGCGAGGTCAGCGAGGAACTGCATCTGGTTGTAGAGTGGATTGACGACGTTACCGAAGATGATCAGTGGCTTGTGCACGCCGTTCGAGATGATCAGGTCTGAGTTGAACACAGTGAACGACACACTGATCACTGACCCCACCGGTCCCGCCCACGGTGATGATCCCGCGATCTGCAACTCACTTACTGCACCAGTGCCATCGACCTTGAATATGCGTCCGTCGGTCGTGACTGCGACTAGATACGCATTGAAGTAGTAGACGTTCGCAAGTGTGCTGCTCGTCGGCAGTCGTGCTAGTAGCTTCGTTCCTGGCCTCAGCGATAGTGCACCATCAAGACCCCGCTCAAGGTTGTCCAACACCACCGCGAACTTCGGTTTCATGTTCAGGTCGGTGTCGATTACGTTGAGACCGCCCTCGAACGACCTGATTGTCGTCGATTGCAGTGTCGTCCTGAACGACTTCATTACTCCAAGATCTTTGGCGTTCATGAACATCGGCGTGTTCCTTCCGTGCTGCACTCAGTTCCTGCTCTAGTGCACTGATGTGTGCCTTTGCAGCGAACAGTTGTGCACGTGCAGTGACTAAGTCATTGACCAACGACAGAATGATCTCACCAGTCGCATTGCGAGCACCCTGCTGGAATACCATGTCAGGTGACATCTGTAGTGATCCGTCCATCTACACGATCCTGCACTGAATGGCTGAGCCATTGCGGTATAGCTGCCCTACAGCAACACCACCTGCACTTGCGGCAGAGTCACTAGCGAACGTCGTTGACGCTGGCATCCAATCCAAGAACAACTTCGATGCAGCAGTGTTGATGCCAGTAGCACGTATGGTGTTCGTCGCATGACCGCCGATGCGTAGTGTGCCACTCTCACCCGCAGTCGCTGCGTCGATCGCTGGCCCTGTGCCGATGTAGATGTCGTTGCTGCCTGTTTGCAGTGTTGAACTCGCGACCTCGTAACCGATCAGCACATTGTTGCTACCACTAGTCAACCCACTACCAGTGAATGTGCCGATCATGATGCTCTGTCCACCGTGTGCTAACTGCTGCCCTGCATTCGAGCCAATGAACACACAGTCAGCGCAGTCCACTATGTTCTGCCCAGCATTGACGCCAATACCAATAAGGTTCGCAGCAGTCGTGAGCGTAGTGCCACCCCACAGTGCATTGCTGCCGATACCGATCAGGTTGTTGGCGTTGGCACTAGGATTGCCGTAGATCGCAGCGAAGCCGATGGCGACACTGTTGCTGATTACGCCGCCATTACGCATCGTGTTCATGCCTAGGCACACGTCGGTAGTCGAAGTGGTAGCTAGCCGCATCGAGTTGGTGCCGAACGCAACGTTGCCGTTGCCACTAGTGAACGACGCACCCGCACTCACGCCGTATATCGTATTCGAGTTGTTGCCATTGATCGTAATGCCGTTGATGAATGATGGATCACTGAAGTTCAGCGACGTGCCAGTCAACGGGCCAGTGAGATCACCACCAGTGAGCGGCAAGAACCCACCACCACCACTACTGCCTTCGTCCGCCTTCTTAGCCCACCAACTGTTCCACTCCGCAGCGTTCGGTGTGTAGCCGTCCTTCCATGCAGGGTTGCTACCCATGTGCTACACTCCTGCACCAAGTGGCGAGATGCCGATAGTGAAGCCGTTACCTGCATTCGTGTCCTCCTGCCACAGTTCGTCAGCAGGATACCGTGGATCGAGCAGCACAGTCGTATCACCTTCTGCTGCAACCATGTCCGACATGCGCTTGGTGAACATGCTCTGGAACTTGTTGATCTGGCCAGGATTGGTGCCGTTGTCTGCTGCATACATGTAGCATGTCGCAAGCACAAGCATCAGTGGATCGAAGTAGATGTTGTCCGTCAACGCGAACGGATGTGGTGGCTCCTGTCGCACTTCCATGACAACTGTGTCGATCGCATCCACAGGATAGAACCTGATCGGTCTGTTCGGATTGATGTTGTCACGACGCTTATACATCACCATCGTGCCGGTGACTAAGTTCGGGTTCATGCGTGCTGGTAGCTCTCTCACCTCTCGGTTAGTAGTGCCAATGAACACCTGACGGATGTTGCCATACTTAGTGATCGGCACAGGTGCACCGTTCACCATCACTGGACCCTGCGGTATGACATCTGCAATCAACCGTCCCGTTGTGCCGTCCAACTGCCCGTCAACCCAGTCAGTATAATCACCCCACCAGTGTTGCTGGAATATCATGTCGAACGCATCTTGCACGTAGTATAGTATCCTTGGCGTCGCGTATATCTGCGTCGAACTCCCAGGAACCTGCGATAGTTCCACAATCACCTGATCCACGATCTGTTGCACTGTTTGTGGCATTATTCACTCCGTGATCAGTGATCGGTGACTGCGTGATCGGTGACTGCGTATGGCATCACCCATTTGCGGTAGCAAATCTAGACTTATCGTTAGTTAGGCACAGTTATGCATAGGGATTTCCGAGAGGTATTATACTACCGGCGTTTACCTTACTGTGCACTGCATCACCCCACACGAAACAGGCTGCACCACCCACCGTAATGCAGCCTGTCTGTGTTCTCATCACACGAGTGGATCAGTTCGTGTATTGAGGAACTCCGAATAGGCCACCGTTGTTCGCTGCATCCACGTCGCCGTAGAACTCGAACGTCGCTGTCAGCGTGCTCGTGCCGTTCAGTGTGCTCTGCGGTGCGTATGTGCCACGTGTGTCGCCTGTCGTCGCAGTCGCTGGCACTGTGAGCACTGGCGCAGTAAGCGTGCCGAGTGTTGCCACTACTGCACCTGCGAACTCTTCAGTTAGCACACGGCCACCTTTGTATGGCAGTCCCAGTCGTGAACCTGTGCCGAGGTTCAACGTAACCGCACCGACTAGCGGTATCGTCACCTGCCTGATGAGGAAGAACGCCTTGTTGCCGAACACAACCGTTGTGCCGTTCAACACAAGGTTCTCAGACATCGGCTGCATCAAGTAGTCGTAGCCATCTACGATCACAGTGCCAGTGCCTGCTGCTGAGCACACGACTTGCAGTGGACGACCGAACGGTGCATCCACTGTTGCGTTGTTCAGTAGTGATGTCGCAGGCACGACCTGTGCTGCTGCAACACTCAGTGCGTTCAGGAAGTAGGTCGGGTTCGCCAGTCCAGGTGCACCGAAGCTGACGCGTGACTCGCCACTCATGTTCACGTCACTTGCGTATGCCATCGCAGGCACGTATGAACTCAGTCGGCGTGGGAAGAAGGTTGGGTTGGTGATGACGTTCGCCATTGCGTTACTCCTTAGTTACTGAAGTGAGGCATACCGTGTAGGCCGCCTTGACCTGTGATCGGATCGACATCGTTGCAGCACTCAGCAGTGATCGTCTGAATGTTGACACCGTTGCAACTGCCTCCGCTGTTGATGCTATACCAGCCACGTGGGTCAGGGCCAACCAACGTCTGCGGCGTAAGTGGAGTGAACTGTGCATTGCCGATGTTTACATTCGGCACTCCACCGTTCTCTTCATTCAGTATCTTGATGATCCTGAATGGCATACCAATGCGTCCACCTTGCGATGCGCCAGCAGCGAGCGTTGCACCTGGCATTGCAGTCCACGTGATCTGTCGCAGTGTCTTGAAGCACTTGTTGCCTTGTATGCTAGTCTGGGCACTGAATGTCAGTCCTTCACTCATAGGCTGATTGAGGTAGTCCCATCCATCAGTGATGATCGTTCCTGTTACGGAGGCACTCATGTTGTATTGTATTGCTCTACCGAAGTTCGCATCAGTGATGTTCGCATTGGTGATCAGTCCGTTGGCGACAGTTGCAACACCAGCAACGTTCACTGATGTTGGCGGCATGTATGCGTTGTTATTAGCTGCGATGAGTGGACCAAGGATGATCCTGCTCTGGCCATGCATAGTCACACCGTGTGCATACATCATGCCAGGAATATACAAGCTCATCCGCATTGGGAACAGTGACTGAAGTGCAGAGGGCATCGTCATCTGCTACACTCCTAGATGTCTTCGAGTCCACCAGTCTGCGGTGGTCGTGGTCTGTTGTGCTGCTTGCGTTCGACGATCTGCTTCGGTGTCAGTTCGAAGTCCTCTGGCACCACTTCACCGCTGTTCATGTCTACACGCCGTGGTGGTCCTAGCACACCTAGCCTGTTCAACTGCTCTTCGTCATCCGCTGCGATGAAGATCGAGTGGCCCTGTGGGAAGTAGAGCATGTAGCCTTCCGTCACAGTGCGTGTGCTGTGCTCCATCTTGTTGACGATGATCGTCTTGTCGTTGTTGAAGCCGACCTTCTTCACGTCCTGCGTCAGTAGCGTGATGGGGAGCTTGAACTCCCCTGTCACGTGTTCGACCTGGAACTCAGGTCTGATGTCTAGTGCACCGCTCATGTGTGCATGCCCCTCAGTTCGTCAGCACTGCATGCGTGCGGAATGCCCGCCACAGGCACCACTGACCTTGCCACACGACGCGTGAACCAACCGCGTCCACGTTCCACGGTGCGATCAGTTCCTTCACCTTCATGTTGACGTGCTTCAGCATGTGCAGTCGCAGATACTTGTCGTTGATGAAGTATGCTGACGCCACAGGGCAGTCTTCGTCATACAGGATCACGACACCGTTGTGCGACACTCCCTCGAAGCCGAGGTCGAACATGCGCTTGCCAGCCTTGCCCTCAGTCAAGTTGAACGTGATCTTGTCACGCACTGCTTGACGATACATGCGGTAGATGTTGCGTCCTGCGAGGATCACTGCTGGCCGTTCGCCTTTCAGTGTCAGGTCCATCAGTATGTCGTCGAACACTTCCTCAATGTTCGTCGCGTCCATCGCACCGCCGAACACGTATGCACTCGTGCGCCACTGCATCTGCGTTGCACGGTTGATGCCGCCGAGTGTGCCGACGTTCGGGTTGGTAGGGATCAGTGCACCAAGTCCCTGCGGATCAGTGCCACCACCGACTGCGTAGAGGTATTGCGAGAACCGCTCCTTGATGCTCTCTTCGAGAACGTTCATCTTCTCCTTCATCAGCTTGAAGATGGCGTTTGCACCTTGGTTCTCGTCTTGCTCCTGATCACTGATGATCACTGAGCCTGCGACACGGGAGTAGCCATACTCGACCGTGTCGAACTCGTTCGTCTGGTTGACTGGCAGTGTGCCGTAGTAGCGATACGACGCAATGTTCGGGTTGCGTCCGACTGTCAGCGGATTGGTGATGTTGTAACCACCATCCTCGAACTCTACTCTGTCGTTGCTGAACACCCACGCCATGAGTGCATTCGACTTGATGCTGGCCATCACCAGCTTCTTGCGTGACTTCGTGAGCACGCTGTGTAGAACTGTTGCTACTGCGGGAACGATTGTGCCGACTGGCATTGATTACTCTCCTAGCGCATGCCTGCGTCACTCATGCTCTCTGCGATGATGCTCGACCAATCAGCGTCTGCATCATGGATGACACGTGAGTTGACAGGAATTGACGAACCATTCAACTGCCGATTACCGGGCAGAGGGCGTGTGGCTTGTCTCGGCTGTGCGCCGGGCGGTGCTACTTGTTGCTGCTGTTGCCGATACTGCAACTGCGGTCCAACATGTTGGGTGGGGTCCAACTGGTTAGCACTACACCACTGAACGAACCGTGTGTATGCTCTATCGAGTGTGAGCGAATTGTCGCCAGTGATCATTTCGGCGATGATGTCAAGGTTCGCGCGTGCATCTGGCATATCCGCGAGGAAGTTGTCAAGGTCCCGCTGCGCACGTTGGTGGTTGGCGGTAAGTTGTTGTTCTTGTTGGTATCTTGACGTGATCGGCTGCAACCGCTGGTCGATCAGCTTGGCCAGAGCCTCCATGTCAGTGCCAGGAGCACCCTGCAATGACGGAATGTTGTAGCCTTTGCCCTTCACTTCTGCGATCAGATACTCGATCGTGCGCACTGGGTCCTTCATGAAGTCTGCCATGACGCGCATTGCAGTGATCTGCACATCAGGTTGCAGACCTAGTTGCGTCGCGACAGTGTTCGCTTGCTGCATGCCTTGCGTGTGTGCACGTAGTTGCTGCACCTCAGCGCGTAGCGCATTTGCTTCACGCTCATTGCGTTTTGCCTGTTCATAGACACGACGCTCAATGCCACCCTGTGCGACGATCTGACCAGTGACTGGGTCTACGAGATCACGACGGCGTGGATCAGTCTGCGATTGCCGTTCGACAAGTCCGTCTTGTCTCCTGACAATGCGGTTTGGGTCTTCGGTTGTCTGTCCGTGTGCGTCCTCTCTGCCGCCTTCGCCAGTGCTGCGATCAGTTCGCTGTCCTTGATGCTCTGCCCCTTCACTCTGCGTTGAAGTGTCGTCACTTTGAGTAGACGAAGTGTCATCGGCCTCATTGTCATCCTCCATGCCGGGCATGTTCGAGAACATGTCCTCGAAGTTGTCTGCTGTTGCACGTGATCCACTCATTGAACTGGTCCCTGTTGTGACGTGAGTTGCTGTATGTGCTGTGCAATGGCCAACGGTGGCACACCCTTAGCAAGCATCATGCCGAGTGCCTGTAACATCTGTGGTGGTAGCTGTTGCAGTGCTGTTGCGACCATTGCTACTGGATTAGCACCGGGCTGTGCACCGGGTGGTGGCATTGGTGGTGGTTGCATTCCCGGCATCGGTGGTGCACCGGGCTGTGGTGGTGCTCCAGGTTGTGCACCAGGAGGTCCACCTTGTCCTGGCATCTGCGGTGCACCTTGTGCGACGACAGCAGAAGCCTCCTTCGCAATGTTCTCCCAGTCCTCTTCTCTGATCTCAACATCATCGAATGCACTCGCAAACATACGTAGTGTGATCTTGAGCACGGACGCAGGTGCTGCACGGCTGAACTGCGACAGGATTTGACCGACCTGCACAGCCTCCTGCTTCTTCGCTGACGTGCTCGCCTTCTGCGTTGTGCCACCGACAACGCTGAAGTTCATCTTGTTCAGGTCGTGCACGTTGTCCAGTGGACGCCAGCCGAGTGCACTCACGTCCTGACCGATCAACTGCTGCACAGTGTTCGCATCCATGAAGCGCAAGCACAACTGTGCGATCTTCCATCCCAAGTCACCAATGCAGTCCTCGATCGCATCGAGTCTCTCGTCCATGCGCATGTTGCCCATGGTGCTGTAGTAGTCGATCGCCTTGTTGGTCGTGTTCGTCTTGAACTGCTCACCACGCATCATGTCGTTGGTCGCTGCAATGCGGTCGATCGCTGCGTAGAGGTCCTTCTTATCGAACAGTTGCTGGAATCCTGTCAGTGCAGGTGGCGTGATGGCGAAGATCATGTCTGTGCCCTTCATGCCGTCAGGCACGTCAATGCCAGTTGCACTTGCATCAGGGCCACGCAGTATCTTCTCCACTTCGTCCTTGTCCACCTTGTTCTTGTCGTAGAACAGGTTGCGTCGTGCCCACATCAGTGCACGTCGCTTCTCGTCGTTGATCTCGTTGATCTGGTCTTGCTGATCGAGGTAGTAACTCACTTCGCCTTTGGCATACAGTGACACAGGGTTCTCATGGAACCACAGTGGTGACAGTGGGAAGAAGCTGTCTAGCAAGTATGGATCATCCCACACCCAGATGGGCCACGACCAGTTCTTGTCTGTGTAGAGTTCTAGCCTGCGTGTGCTGCGATCCCACACACGCCACACCTTCGTGCGCTTGGCCTTGTTGAACGACTCCTTGTTGTCGAAGCCGTAAGCATTGTAATCACGTGCATCGTCGAAGATCGAGAACGCATCGCCGTCGTCGTCTGTGCCACCATCGAGGATGTGTGTTGGCTCGTAGACCGAGACGGTAACTTCGTTCTCAGGGTTCGTTGGGTCCTGCGGCTGACCGAACATCGCGTTGATGTATTCAGTCGGCATCATGTCTTCGATCATGATCCACTGACAGTCACCGAGCCACGGATCGTTCGTGTCAGGATCGATGATGACTTGGTGCGGTAAGCGCACTTGCACAGTCGGACCTGACGGTTGCAGGAAGTCGATCTTCTCTTCTAGTGCCCGCAGTCCCGACTCTGCTTCACGTATGTCCTCTTGGCAGTCAGCTTCAGTGATCGCAGTCGTGAGACGTTGCAGGTCTTGCAGTGCCTGATCACTGCTGCTGTCTTTCTGCGTATAGCCTGCCTCGAACCACACACGGTTGGTGAGTAGTGCTACGACAACTGCACGCTTGGCCTTGTTCTTGAGGCTGACACCCGGTGCAACCTTCATCATGAACAGAACGTTCACGAGCTTCTCTACTGCACCAGCTAGTCCACTTGATGCACGCCACGCTTCGTCGTCGCTGCTAGCACCAGCCGTGATGTTGATGTCAGGGTTCTTGGCGTAGAGTTCAGGCAACTGTGCGTTGACGTTCGAGTAGACGATGTTCTCAGTCGCTGAGTAACGGTCGTTGAGCCGACGTGCGACGTAACGGTTCCCACTGCGTCCCGTGTCAATGTCGTCCCTGTGTTCGCTCTGATCGGCGTTGTAGTAACGGATCGCTTCATCCCATGCCTCAGCCAAGTCCTTCATCTGCTTCTGTCCAGCAGTCTTGCGTGCCTTCCACATCTTACCACGCACAGACGACACAGCGATCTTGCTGTCTGCCATCACCTTATAGACTGCACGTGCGTCGTCAGTCTGCGGTTCAGTGTCGATGCCAGCCTTCTGTAAGCTGCGCGACATCGGATCATCACTGCCGTTGAAGTCTAGTGAGTTCTCGTCGCCGTCATCGTTGCCGAATGAACCGCTCATCTGTGTCGTGCTCCTCTCGACTGCACATCACGTTCGATCTCGTGCCACTTCAAGTATGCAGGTGCTTCGTTCGCTTTGCCTACGAACTTCGCCAACCGTGGTCGTGGTGTGAGCACATACTTGAGTGCGTCCATCGCGTGGTCGTTGCGGTCCATCGGTGTGTCTGTGAGATCGTCACCACTGCTTGTGCGCTTCCAGTAGTATTCACTGATCTCGTTCACGAACCACTGCAACTTGTCACTGACGTAGAGGTAAGGTGCAGGATGCTGACCACTCAGTGGATGCTCGTGCTTATCCACTGGTGTGAGATACTGCTGTATCTTGGCGATGCCACCATAGATGTCATTAGCTCCACGCTGCACATGAATGCCTGCCTCGGCGAACAGCCGTGCAACAGTAGTGCCAACTCCACGTCCGCCTTCACCACTTCGCCTGAATATCTGCGGATCAGCATAGATGGGAACCAGTTCACTACTGTCGAACTCATACTGGTCCCGTATGCTGTTGATGTGCTCTGCTGCATCCTTCACCTGTCGCTCAGGATTGTAGAAGCCATCCGTGATGAACACGTTCATGTCGTCATCGACGAACGACAGCAGGTAGCAGCTTGGCACTGCTATGCCATGATCGTATCCTTCAAGAACTGACGGACGGAAACCTGACAGCCGCAACTCTTGCAAGTAGCGTTCAATGTCGTCGTGCCGTAGGATGTGTATTGTTTCGTCGAACTGAGGATAGACCAGTCCAGTAAGTGCGCCCCACTCACCATAAATGAAACGGCGGCGCATGCTCCCGGTGTAAGTAGACAGCATGCCTTTGATGTAGTCTTGACCGACGTTGTCCACGTTCTCGTAAGTCGATCCTTCGAAGAGTTCGATGATTGGCTTTGGTCGTCCATCGTCGAGCAGTGCGTCACCATTGTCGTCAACCTCACACATGAGCTTGGGATCATACAGTCCCTTCTGCCATTGATGCAAGGGACGCACCATCTCACGATACACCCAGTTGCGTGTCGGGTTCGACGTGATCATGAACCATCGTGGTCCTGTCTTCGGCATCGTTGCGTCGTCACCAACGTAGTCAGTGCCACCGCGTAGACGGCCCATCAAGTCCATGAAGTCCTTGTGTGAGAACTCAGGGTCCTCCATCTGATCCACTACCATCCAGTCGTATGTTGCACTGAGCAGGTTCGACTTGCTCTCCTCTGTCTCCTTGCCTCGCTGTGCAACGTAGCGGAAGTTCACTGTCGTGCCGTTGGTCAGGTAGCACGTGTTGTCGTCCTTCGTCGGTGCACGCTTGACCCACTTCTGTGGACACCACTTGAAGAACTCACGCCTGATCGTGTCGTTCAGCTTAGGATACGTGCTGCGTGCGATGAGACCGTTACTGCCAGGATACTCAGTGCACAGGCGCAGTGCCTTGATCACACATGCAGTGGTCTTACCATTACCGAACCCACCACCAACGAACTGTATCTTCGCACGGCTCTGCTGGAACCGATCGTGCATGCCTCCTTCAACGATGCGATACGATGCTTTGGCCATGCTACGGTGTCCGTCTGAACGGTGCTAGTCCGACACCCTTGCTGATCTGTGCACCCCACGCGAGTAGCGTTTCAGTTCCTGCAAACGACGGCGGTATCTCATCCTTGGCTGCATCTGACAGGACAGCGTAGCCGACCATCGCAGAGATCGATCCTGCACTACTCAGTGCTGTGAGCCAACAACGCGTGAAGCCGTTCGCAGCAGGCACTGTGCCGAATGCGTTAACAGTGCCACCGAACACAGACTGCGTGCCTCCTACCAAGTCGAACCAGACAGCCGGTGCTATGCCAGAACCACCCCATATGTTAGCAGGACGCAGTTCGAGCATGACGTATTGCAGAGTGCCGGGCTTGCAGTAGAGACTGAACGTGTAATACGTGCGTGGTGCAGGAACGATCACTGTGGGCATGCTCAGTCCTGTGAGCACACTCGTAGCTGCTATCGCAGTGCACAGTGCAGCTTGATTACTGCCGTCAGGTGCAAGTCCTGCGTCGTTCGCTATCGTTGAGTTGAGTGTTGACCAACTGGTGGGATGTCCACTCACGGATGACTGGAACAAGTTCGGTCTCAGTAGCGTAGTGCTGCGCGAACTACCGAGCTTACCGACCTTACCAGTTCGATGCAGCATGTCAGGCACACTCTACGATGTTCAGTGTCCCTGCGACAGTCACTTGCAGTGCAGCGATCTGATCGTTGGGTTGCACTGGGAAGTATTCAGGTGTCGATGCTGGTAGCAGTGTGCTCGTGCCTGCGACAGCAACAGGATTGTTGGGACCGAACATGACCCAGCAGTCTGCTGTTGAGCACAGGCGCACGTGTGTTGTGCCAGTAGGTCCTGATGGTCCAACACCTGTGTCCTGCAACTGCGTGTTCTGGTTCACTGGCAGGAACGGCAAGCTCACTACGCTTGCTGCGCCGGTGAGCAAGTTCTGCACACGTGTGCTAGGACGCAGTGCCATCACAATGCGACCGTGAACGTCACTCTGCAAACCAGCCATGTCAGTTCTCCGTGCTCATGTCGATGTTGATTGTTGGTGCAGTCTCTCTGCGTATGATCTCGATTGACAGTCCACCTTCCATCTTGTGGTGATGCTCAACCACATCCGCAGGACGGAAGCCACTGCGATCGAGCACGTCTGCTGCTGCCTTCAGTCGGTCGCTCGCTTTACCGTTGCGCATCACACTGATGACTTGCGTTGTCGCCTCGCGTGCATGCTTCGCAAACAGTTCACGAACTTCGCCCTTCTCTGCGTCCAGCACGTTGGCGACGATGTCATTGCGCATAGCAGTGAAAGCAGGCAGTTCTCTAATAGCACGCACGCGATCAACAGTAGTGCTAACAGCGACAGCGATCTCATCATCATCAAGTCCGAACAGTGAGTATGCGAGCACAGCACTGACTGCGTTCATCGTGCGTGGCACTTCAGGCAGGTCACTGAGCTTCTTACGAACGTTGACGACGAGTTCACGTGCCTCAGCATGCGTCGGCACTTCGACCAACTTGATCTTCGGTGCTGGCGTTGACAACGGCACGACACGCTCAGGTTCCTTGTCAGGTCGCACAACACGACCGTCCTTGAACACAAGCGTGCCATCGTGCAGACGCAGTGGTTTGTCGAAGTTGTCGTCGCTCACGGCAGTCGTGGCCGTGCACGAATACCACGAGTCAATTTATATTCACGACGTGCACGTGCAGCAATATCTGCATCATACTGATCTAGTTCCTTTGCGCGTTCTGCATCACGGGGACTAGTGACATTGCTCGATGGGTCTGCTTCAGTTATAATGTTGCCTATGTCTGATGTAGCAGTGATTGGCTCCTTGGTGGGTGCTTCAGTAGATGTCGTAGTAGGTGCTGCGCCTGCGACACTTGAGCCAGCCTTACGACCACCACGCATGCGTTCCTCCCATGCAGCAATGTTCGCTGCCTTCAGTTCTTCAGGAGTAGGTGCAGATGGAGGCAACGGTTGTGTGTAGCCACCAGAATTAGGTCCAACAGGTGGTGCAACACGCGGACCAACTTGCAATGGTCCCATCGGTGGACCCTGTATCTGTGGACCAACAGGACGCACACCACGCAGTCCGTATGGATCAGTGCCGTTGTTCACTGACGCTGCAATGTCACGTGGCAGTGGACTACCAAGTGTGATCGGCTCAGGTGGTTTGCCAGCAGGTGCAGGTGGTCCTTGTTGTGGTGCACTAACAGGACGCTGACTTGCAGCACCAGTTGCAGGGAACAGTCGTGGATCACCGCCGCCCGGTTGCCTGAACGGTTGTGTTCCTGTAGTCGTGCGCAGTGGTGCCTCTGGCTTCCCAGGTGGTGCTGGTGGACCTTGCACTGGCGCATTCACTGGACGTTGGTTCGCTGCACTACCAGGTGCATGCGTCTCACCTTGCGATGACGGCGTCGGTGGTGCACCACGTGCATTCGCTGCACCATATGCACCAGCACCTAGCGCAGCAGCACCACCACCACCGAGCAGGATGTTACCGATGTTGCTAGTCGCAGTCGGTGGTTGCTCACCTGTGCCAGCGATCAGTGGATCACCTGACAGCATCACGTCGTTGGTCGGTGCAGGAGGAACAACAGGTGCATCTGTAAGCTCACGCGTCATCCTGTTCGCAGGTGTCGCA